TTAGAATGTAAGATTAATGCCAAACGACATGCCGGCTGTAGCCGGAACACCGCAATAGTCGATACCTGCAGAACCGGAACCACCTGTACCGGAACCTGAAACGCATGTTTCAGGATCCATACCCTTGTAGTTTGTCCAAACAAACAGATTAGTTCCCGTAATTGTAGCAGTCAGCCCCTTGATTATATTTTGTTTCTTCAACAAATCCTTGAAATCGTAGGACAAGGAAATAGAACGCAAACGCAGCCAATTGGTGTCAGTTATAAAGTTATAGGCGTTCTTGGCATAATTCTTATAATACTCCTGAATCATATACTTGCCGGAACGGGTAGAGTTACCAACCTGATAAGTTTCATTGGCATTATAGGTAATTGTTTTGGTTTCATAAGACGGTTTTGCAGCAGTGCCCGTATTGACAACACCCGTAAATGATACGGATTCTCTGTTTATTGTCTTTGTGCTCAATCCTTTCGTCACGAGATAGTATTCGGTCCCATTATAGATGTCACCTCCCAGACGGATATCGAACAAGAAAGAAAGGTTGAAATTCTTATAGCTGAAACTATTACTAAAACCACCTATCAGCTTCGGTTCACGGTTACCCACAATATTGGTTTCAACTTGCGTATCCTTATACAAACCTGTAGACGGGTCGATAACATTGTACATCTTGCCGTCGGGCCCTTGAGCCGTTTCATACTTATTACCCGTCAATCCCAAAAAATAACCGCCATTGGGTATTGAACCGGCTTTGGCTGCACCAACCTGCGCATCCGTCACATAGAAAATATCCACACCGTCGATAAAATCTCCCAATCGTCCACGGTTACCGGAAAGATTCAATGTCGTTTCCCATTGGAAGTCTTTCGTTACAATAGGTTTACCTGTAATCGAGAGCTCCATACCCTTATTTTCTACCGAACCGCCATTCAGCGTAAGGAAAATGTATCCCGTAGACTGTGCCAAACGCGGTGCACAAATCTGGTCTTTCGTCTTGCTTTGATAGTAAGTATAATCAAAGCCCAAACGTCCGTTGAAGAAACGCATTTCCAAACCCAATTCATAAGAATCCTGTATTTCAGGTTTCAAACCGACACTACCGCCTGTCCAACTGTTGCCCATACCATATTTGCCACCGTTCAGCGTAGCTACCGGCCACATATAGTATCCCAAAGAATAGGCATCAGCATCTTTACCTACCCGTGCCCATGAACCGCGGATCTTACCGAATGAAAGTACGTTGTTCTTCGGCAGCAGTTCGGTAAACACAAACGAACCGCTTACGGAAGGATAAAAATAAGAACGGTTATTCACCGGCAATGTAGAAGACCAGTCGTTACGTCCGGTCACTGTCAGATAAACAAGATTCTTGTACGAAGCACGGAATTCACCGTAAAGGCCTACCATGCGTTTGCGTACCGTACTCTCTTTGAAATACTGGTTGGCTTTAATAATATTGTTGAAACTGTAAAGCCCTTCCGTTACAAAATTATATCCCCAACGGGTGTTATTCGTTGTCTTCGTAGCTTCTGTAGTAGTACCTACCAGAAGATTCAAATCAAAATCACCGAAAGTCTTATGGAAGTTAGACATCACATTCGTAGTAATGTATTGGTAATTCACATCACCTTTGGACATATAACCGTTCTGATATATCTGCTTGACCGCACCACCCGGACGCCGAAGCGTATTGGAACTGGTAGTGTATTTATCAATACCCGCACGTGCGGAAACATCCCACCAGTCTGTCAGTTTGAGGCTTGCGTTGACTGCACCCGTAAAACGGGATGTTTCGTCCGTCAAAGTATTTTTATTCAGAATCCAATACGGATTTTCAACATCATCCTCCAAATCCTGCAAACCCTCCAATATGCGGTATTTACTACCATCATCATTCAGATAGCGACTCATCTGATCGTCGACAGGCCATCCGTAAACAGCGGTCATTGCACCGTTACCGCCCTGTCCGTACAAACCTGCACTGGTCAGTGTCTTATCAGTACTTGCCTGCGAATAAGAAACGTTGGCTCCTACTGTCAGGATGCCGTATTTCTGTTCACCATTAAAGCGGAAAGTCGTCTTGTCATAACCAGTTGTAGGGATAATGCCGGACTGATGATAATTGGAACCGGATAAATAGAAAGAACCGTTCTTACTACCGCCGGACACACTTACACTATTATCCCAAACACTACTTCCTTGAAAGAAATCATCTATATTATCATAAGCCATACCATCAATCCGATCTCCCCAGGAATCCATCGTCTTATCAATAAAAGCACCGGAAGTGTTATATTCTCCACGGCCATACAGTTTTTGAACTTCCGGTAATTTATTAGCCCATGAATAGGTATATTTACTGCTTACATTCACCCTTACAGCACCCTCTTCACCTTTCTTGGTCGTAATGATAATAACGCCATTAGCAGCACGGGAGCCATACAGCGCAGCAGCCGCAGCACCTTTCAACACGGACATGCTCTCAATGTCTTCAGGGTTAATATCCATTACACGGTTGCTGAAAGTAGTTGCAGTTTTCGTCATGCCATCCGTACCGGAATTACCGGTATTTACTGTAGAGTTATCATAGATAATACCGTCTACAACAAACAAGGGCTGGTTATCACGAGATTCGCTGGCAGAGTTACCGCCACGAATTACAATATTGGAACCGGCACCCGCAGCACCACCTGCCTGCGTAATATTTACACCGGGAATTTCTGCAATGCAACATTATTTAGTTATATAAATTATAAATACTTATAACACAATCAATGAACACAAATACTATATATCATAGTGTATCATTTAGCCGCACTAAGTTGCATAAATGTTGTGCAAAAGCCTTATATTTGCACAACCAATTCAATTAAAAATATGACTACAGTAAAGGCATTCATTAGAACCGGGAAAAAAGAAAAAGAAGCCAATATAAGATTTCGCATTTCTGATGGTAGAAAAGTACAGTTATTTCATAAATCGGAACTTACAGTATTGCCTACGTTATGGGATAATAAGCGGGAACAATATAAATCCAAGAGCATTATACGAACAGATGAAAGAATTCGGTTAAATACAGAAATATCGGAACGAAAGAAATTGCTGTTGTCTATATATAGCAGTTATCCAAATGTAAACAGCGAAGAACTTGAAAGACTTGTAGATGAAAAATTGCATCCAGATAAATATCAAATACAGAAAGGTGATTTGTTTTCAATAATGAAACTTTATCTTCAAAAAAAGAAATTATCGGAAGCCAGGGATAAAAACTTCCACGTTCTTATTCGCGCATTGCAAAGATATGAGCTATTTATAACTATGTATGAGAAAAAAAAATTCAATTTAAATATAGATAATATTGATGCAGAAAGAATAGAAGACATAGAAAGTTTTCTAAGAAATGAAAATATACTCTACAATCAATATCCCGAAATATACAAATACATCTTATCGACTATCTATTATAATTATAAAAATTTCAAACCGAGAGCTAAGGGGAATAACACAATATATACTTTGTTAAAAAGACTATTGACTTTTTACAATTGGTGCAATCAGCAGGGAATAACCGACAACAAACCTTTTGAAAAATATGATAAAGTTTTAGGAGAAAAATACGGAACCCCATTTTACATAACCTTGGAAGAGCGTAATTATATTGCAGAATTTGACTTATCCAACCGCCCACATCTGGCGACACAGCGTGATATATTTATCTTTCAATGCCTAATAGGATGTAGAGTATCTGATTTATTGAAAATGACAAAAGAAAACATTATCAATGGAGCTATAGAATATATACCACATAAAACTCATGATGACCGCCCATTTGTAGTGAGAGTTCCATTGAACAACCGAGCAAAATCTCTTATTGCAAAATATGATAAAACAGATAAAAAAGGCAGGTTATTCCCATTCATTTCCACCTCTAAGTATAATGATGCCATAAAGGAGATTTTTAAATGTTGCAATATAACCCGCATGGTTACAATACTAAATCCAACTACCGGAAAAGAAGAGAAAAGACCGATAAATGAAGTTGCATCTTCTCACATGGCAAGAAGGACATTCATAGGCAACCTATATAAGAAAGTCAAAGATCCGAACCTTGTCGGTTCGTTATCAGGACACACGGAAGGTAGCAAGGCTTTTGCCCGATATAGGGAGATAGACGATGAAATAAAGAAAGAGGTAGTTTCTTTGATTGAGTAATATCTAATTGCTCCTCTATTAGGCAAATATGGTTATATTACAAACTTATGCAGCCGTTCCAATCTCATGCAAAAACTCCGGAGCTAAATCTGCCCCATTTGCCCATTCTATCGTTGTGTGCGTCAATCCGTATTGGATGAACTTATCCTTATCCAACAATTCCCCGAACACTTCTCCTGTAAGGTATAGTTTTAAATCAACCTTCTTTTTGCTTCCGTCACTGAAAGTTACAAGAAGCTCATAATCTTTGATATAATCTACATCTACTACTCGTAACATAAGCATTTATTTTAAAGGTTCTATTTTCCGATCTTACAACATAGTTGCAATCTGATTTTCTACAGCTTTTTTTATAAAGGCATTTATTGATATTCCTGCTTGCTGGGCAAGAATGGCAATTCTGCTATGTATCTCCGGAGAAATGCGTATATTCAAAGAGCCGGAATAACTTTTACGAGGTGTTATTCCTGCTTCTTTGCAATGTGCTATATAATCATCCACCGCTCCTTTAAAATCCTCCTTCAAATCAGCAACAGTCTCTCCTTCATAAGAAATTGCTGTATCTTTTGGCAAATCAAAGACTTTCCCAAACAAGCAATTATCTTCATCGCTTATCTCGATACTTCCCACGTAACCTTTATAAGTCAATGTTTTCATATCATAAGTTTCTACATTATGGGCTTTACAATGTCAACTCTCAATCCGAGTGCATCAATAATGCGAAAAAACAAACCGGCTCCGGGTTCAATCAAGCCATTCTCTATTTTTGATATGTAAGACTTGTTTGTCCCTACTTTCTTTGCAAGCTCTGATTGTGTCATTTTCGCCTCCTTTCTTGCATCAAGAAGTATCTGACTGGTATAAAAAGCATATGCATCATCTTCCGCCTTCGCACGTTCAGGGCTTCCTTCCTTCCCGAATTTTGCATCTAATACTACATCATAATCTACAATCTGATGATTATTTGTCTCCATAATACGCCTCCTTTATTTTTAGTGCCTTTTCTATTTCTGCCACTGGTGTTTTTTGAGTTTTCTTCTGAAAGCCATTAAACAGTACCACTATTGCCCCATCATCAAATATAAAGAATACCCGATAGATATTGCTATTGTATTCGGTCCTCAACTCATACAATCCATCTCTAATTAGTTTCACAAACTTTTTAGGCAATCTATCCTGAGTTTTCAGAAGAAGCAGACCATATTGTACCTTTTCTTGCTCTTTCTCTGTTAAAGTAGCCATAAATGCCTCAAAATACCCACCATATGTTCTTATCTTACGTTTCATAGCGCAAATATACAAAAAGTTTCCTTATATAGCAACTTTTATTAGTTTTCTTCTATTTTTTTTTTTTGGGGGGGGGGATAATCCTTTTTAGATTGGAGAAAATCGGGATTTCCGTTTTTTCTCATTGCATCAGGTTCTGAAAGTTCACCTTTCTTTCGCTTTCAATTCCACTTCGAACTCCTTTCCACAGTTTGGGCACGTGATAGAGACTCCATCGCTTTGGGGCTGAATTTCTTCCGGAGATGCGAACAGTTGCCACATGGGGACGTCCAAAACTGATGCAAATTTCTTAATAGTTTCCAATGTGGGATTTTTCATTAAACCATTAAGATTTTGTTTTTTTATTCCCAATAATTCTGAAAAAGCCGTTTTGGTTAAGCCCTTTTCTTTTAGTAATGCTTCAATATTATCCATATTAATATGTTTTAATGTTACAAAATTACTTATTCCTATATTAGTAATATTATCTGCATTACTAATTAATGTTAAGATAAAGACAAACCATTACTCATTTCTTGCTTAGTAATGTTTTAAACATTACCTTTGTATCATCAAAGTTAAACAATAAAAAACAACGATTATGAAACGCTACAACTTAAGCAAGATAATGAAAGAAGCCCATCAGATTAAGAAGTACATGAAACTGTATTCTCTTACTCATGGAGTAAAGAATTGGGCGGACTGTCTTAAACTTGCTTGGGCTAACGAAAAGAAGCGTGCGTCTGATGAGAAAATGAAAAACGCAGAAAAAGAAGCAATGGAAGCTTATTTAGCCGAACCTGCAAGACGCAGCGTTTATGATGATTTATCAATCCCGACATCCGCTTATTATACCAATAACAATAAAGGGCGTTTCGGCTCTCATTACGTAGGTGATTAACTTAATACATTATACTATGGAAGAAAACAGACAACTTGTAGGCAATATTTGCGCCTCTATTGAAGAACTTGGTAATGTGATAGTAGATAACGTAGCTGCATCACACAAAGATTATGAAATAATGATTGCTTCTTTGGATAGGTCAATAGCTGAAATGAAGAAAAGATTAAGAAATGTATTGCCACGTAAACAAGCATAGATGCACGTTGAGGTTCGACCAGCGAAATCACGTTATGACGTCCCGCCAGTAATACGGCTGGCGGGTTATCAAGAAAGGCACTCCAAGCAGTCTCTATACATTTAGGGGCTGCTTTTTCTATAAATAACAAACCTTTTGCCAATTGTTCGTTTTAGAGCCTTTATAAATTTCTCCCATCTTTTACTAATATCTACTTTTATCCTGAATTTAAAATAATTAAGTATGAAAGAAAAAATATTCCATCAGCTTAAACAGGATTTTTCAAAGCTGGGTTTGTCTGATGAGATTCTTCAATCAGTAGCATCATCGCTTGACGCTATGGGATTAATAACCGATGATAACCTTGCAACTATAGTAAAGGGGCAAGAATCAATGCTGAAATCTTACCAAAGTAATTTTGATAGGCTGCGTACAGAAGGTGCAGCCTACAAGAAGGAATTGGAAGAACTGAAAGCAAAAGGTGATGGGGGCGACCAACAGCAACCAACTAATGAGGAACCAGAGTGGTTTACAAGGTACAAGCAAGAGCAGGAAGATAAAATCAGTAAACTTATGACTGAAAATCAAAATGCAAAAGCAGAACAAGCGCGTGCCGCAAGAAACAATCTGATTCTTTCAAAAGCAAAAGAACTCAAAATCTCGAAAGAGAGAATAGAAGAAGGATTTGCTATCTCCGATGATATGGACGAGGTGGCGATTACAGACTATCTTTCTAAAGTGAGACAGAATGAGGTCGCAAAAGGCTTGGAGGATAAAAGTTCGGCATTCTCCTTGTCTACACCTAAAGACCAGGGCAAAGAACTGGCTAAAGAATGGGCTGAAAAATTGCCGGACGCTAATTAAAAAATAAAGTTATGGCTATTACATTTGAAAAAGAAAAGGTCAAAGGGAATTTCCCCGTTTTTTGGAGAGGTGAGTGCGGCGTTCTTCCGGGAGACTTCAAACTTACAACAGATTTGCCGGAGGGCACTTTTGTTAAAAAAGGCACTCCTATAAAACTTGATTTTGCAAAAATGGAGTGTAAGATTTGCAAAGCGGTGGAAGTTATCAATGGCGGTACCACGACCAACCCGCGGATTAAAAAAGGAAGTTTTGCTGTTAAGTCTGAAACCGTAGGCGGACAGGCTATAAATTCTATTGATTCAAGTAACGCGGACTATGATGTGCTAACATTGGCTGCGGCCGCAGAAACGGCTGTTGCGGGAGCTGTACTTGGTATTGGGGAAGATTTGCCAGATGCGGTTGTTGAAACAGACTTTGTATTTACGAAAAACATGTCCTTTCAAACAGTGTCCGCAGGATATGAGGTATTAATTTTGAAGGATGTGGCTTATCCAATGCCAAAGGATTGGCTGGTGGGATATAGCATGAAAAATAACCCGTCTATCAAGTATATTAGACAATAAGGAGGTAAATTATGGCAGGATTATTTTATAGTTCTATTTTTGGCGAACTTACAAAACAAGTGCAAGTTCGCATAGACACGGCATCGGAGTTACGTAAAAGATTGTTCGACCAAAACATCTATGAGAAATATTTGGATTGGGATACTCCTACGATTGGGCTGAACTTTGAAGAGTTGATTGGGCAGTACAATTTGAGTGTGGCTGCTGCGACTTTGGATTCTAAGGGAAAAGAGCCTATTATGGGAACGGACGGTTTGGAAACATTAAAGCAAAAAGTGCTGACCCATCAGATGAGTTATTCTATGCCGATTGAAGAGTACAGAAAAGTCCTTCAAATACTTGATTCTCGTATGTTGACAGATGAGCAGAAAACGCAACAACTCATTAATCTGATGTGGAATAATGTCGGGAAGGTTGTAAATTCTGTGCAGTCTAAACTGGATGTTATATTCTTGGGAGCCTTGTCTAACAAAGGAGTTTTTACATTTGATGAGAAAAACAATCCAGAGGGTGGCGTCCGTGGTGTTATAGACCACAAAATGCCTGCCGAGAATATAGCATCGGCAACATTGGATTGGAATGACGATAATCAAAACAATGTGGACTGTTTTGAAGACATTCAAATGGTATTGAACGCCTCTCAAGAGAAAGTGACACTTGATAAAATTCTTCTCTCACCCAAACGCTTATCATATATTCTTAGAAATAAGAAGATGAAACAGGTTGTTTTTGGTACAGATAAATCTTCTACTCCGCTGTTGTTGTCAAATATGAACGAGTTCATGCGTCAGAATGACTTCCCTATCTTTGAACCAATCAGACGTATCACCCGAATTCAAAACAACGGAACATTAAGTGAGTATTCCCCCTGGAATGACAAGAACTTGGTATTTGTCCCAGCTGGAAAGTTAGGGGTTATCAAAAATGCCTATGCAGACAATGAATTGAGACAAGAACCTGGTGTAACCTATTCCAATTATGGAAGAATTCGGATTTCTCAGTGGGGTAAGGGTGAGACAGACAATTCCAATGGAGTTGAGTTCACAAAGGCGCAGTCATTATCACTTCCTATCATTACTGAGATTAACGGTATCTATTCTTTGACAGTAGAAGCATAATGACAATTGCAGGCTACATAAAGCAGAGATTTTCCTACATCGGTGAAATGTCCGATGTAGGGGCTTCTGATTTTGCATTAGATTTTGGGCTTAATGCAGGCAAGGAAGCTTCTTCTGAGGATAAAAAGTTAATAGGAACATTAATTGATGGTTTTATTGAGAAAAATATTCTCCATCCTACCTCAGTTGGTGAAAGTGGATTTTCTGCATCCTGGAGCGTTGATTCAATCAAGACCCATATTAAACTTCTGTTAAAGAAATATGGCATAGACTTGAATGAGGAAACTGCTGCAATTGTCGGTCTGAGTGTGATTAAAGATGTATCTGATATATGGTAATGTATTTTTCTCCTCACATATTACAAGTATTGGCAGAAGAAAAACCTAAGTATGACTCTAACGGACAAGTTATTGTAAAGCCGGAAAATAATACGTGGGAAACTATAGGTGTTTGCCGGTGCGACGATGATAACACCCAAGAACTAAAGTCAGACAATGGAGATATGTATATGTCGCATTATCATATAGTCTATGAAGGTCGTGGCTTAAAAGAAGGTAGCAATATTCGCTGTTTGTTTGGAGAGACAGTGAAAGCGGAAGGTATCGCACGCAACCCTAAGAGCTGTAATTATTTTAATTATTCGGAGGTTTGGATATGATTACATCATCAGATGCCGGTATCATAGTATATAATGATTGCAAAGTTTTTGGTCTGCCTTTATATCGTAGCTGGTCTTTCCCTAAAAAGAAAGTAGATACGGAGCGTATTGTTGTTCTTTCTAAGCGCCAAACATCTGATACCTATTGGAACAGAGGATTTATTGAAGTTAATTTCTGTGTCCCGGATTATAAGCAGAATGCCAATCTCAAAAGGCTTAACGAACTTGAACAGTTGGCTGTTGAGACTTTGGATTCCGTAGGATATTATAAGGGTTCATGGTATCAATATTCTGTTGAGAGCCATGGGATAGAGGAAGATACAGATTTAAATTGTCATTTTGTTAATGTAAAATTATTATTTGAAGTATTAAACATAAATTGAGAAGATTATGAAACCATTTATCGGAATTAAAAAGATATGGTACGGTGATGTGTTTACTGAAGCCGTAACTAAAGCATCATTAAAGACGTGGCTTGAGTCTGCCACACAAGTTAAAAACTCACACCAAGATACTTGGCAGTACACAGAGGATGACCCAACCTACACTGATTACATCAACGAACTTTCGGGTAATATTTATTATCGTGATGTAACCCAAAAGGGGGCAAAAACCATTACATTCACAATGGGCGAATATACATTTGACGATAAGATTGATTTGCAAGGTGGCGAAAAGGTTGATACGGATGCGGGCTGGTCGGCATCAGATACTCCGGGAATTGTGAATAAGGGAATTGTAGGGCAGACAAAAACAGGCAATTATGTAGTCTTTACAAATGCTGCGGTTATCGCCAAAGGAACAATGGCCGAAAAAAACATTGGCTTGGGAGTTACTGCTGTTGCGATGGAAAATCCTAATGATAATGTGAAGAGTGACTATTTGTTTGATGGGGAAAAAGTGGAAGCTGTCGCCTTGATGTCAGCAGAAGCTCCTGTCAAGAGCAAACCTACCATTTAAATAAATTTATATGAAACCAAAGGGGTGTAGTGTAAATTGCACCCCTGTTTAATATATTAATAATGAATGCTGCAAAAATAGTAAATAGCTCTATTATTGGCTCCGACTTTAAGACAATTGTCGTCAATAACAAATCATATATCATATCACCGCCTACTATTCATAGGATAGCAGGCGCAGGGTATTACTTAGCAAATTTCCCCGAATGTAATACGCTGCATGATATACTTGTTTCATTAAAAGATATGGATAATGCGGCACATGCTTTGTCTTGGTTTATAAAAGGAAACGATAGCCTTTTTGATGAATTATTAAAAGGCACATTTAATGAAATTGTGGAAGGATTAGAAATCGCTTTTTCTTTAATTTCTGCTGAAAATTTTTACAAGCTGTCAATTTTAGCGAAGAACGTGCAAAGTCTGACAGCAAAACAGAAGTAGCAGGTAATACCTGCCTGCTTGGACAGATTGCAACGTTCATGGAAAATCTGCATCTGCCATATGATGATGTTGTATTCCGAATACCGTACCGTAATTTAATCATTATGCAGAAAGATAAACTTCATACTGTTTTTGGCGAAGTTTTGCAAGAGGTTTCCGATGCAGAAATGTTTAAGAACCGGAAGTTTGATGAATGATTAAAGAGAAAAGGTTATCTTTGCCCCAAAAAATAATCTTATATGGCACAAGAAGGCAAATACGCATATGACGAAGAAAGTGTTAAAGCAATCATGAATTGGGCAGAAACCGTACAATTGCCAAAGGAAGTAATATTATCGGAATCCGAACATATATACGATACATCTCTGTATATTCGGGCAAATATCAACGACATCAAGCAACACTATCCGGATGCATTTTATAATCCGGCAATTGATAGGCTATACAGATTAAAAGAGTTTATGGGAAAATGAATAAAGCCGCCAAATCGAAGCTTTGTTTTTATAATTTTTTTACACCTGATTACACAACTAAGCCGCCATGAGTATTGGCGGCTATTTTTTTTGCAAAATCCTATTTATTTTTGTAATTCGTTTCTATTTAGTGTGTAGCTGGTATTCGTATCAAGAGAAGAACATTCAAATAAATCTTCTGTAACTCTTCTCTTAATTATAAACTTTTCTTGCGTCTTTTTATATGTAACCACTTCTCCTACGAAAAAAGAAGAAGCAATGTTAGTGTTATGATTCAAAGTATCTTGTTGTTGTTTTATATTTAATTCGAGTATATTCTTTATTTTTCTTACATCATTAGTCATTCCCCATACTTTGAAGAAGAGGATGATTTGCAATATTCCAAATGCAATAATAATGATTGAAGTAAAAAATGCAACATTTCCCATAATTATATGTTTTTTAATTGTTTGTGAATAATGTCTAATAAAACATTTTTAGCAATACATACAAAAGAAGTTTTTGCAATTTATGTAGTTGTTTAATAATTTATACGGAACATATAAATCAAATAATAAAGCACATTATTAACTTCCGCCAACTTGGCTGCCTAAAATCTTCATATTATAAATTTTCTTTTCCTTTACCTTTCCGCCTTTCAGTATTGCGACTTCTTGTCTCAGTTGTACAACTTCTTTAAGTAATTTTTCATACGCTTCTGCAAGACGGAGCATGTGCTTCATCATTAGATTTACATTTTCATTCATTATATTTCAAATTAATAAATTGTGTCTTGTCGAAATAAAATATCAACAAATTTTATATTGAAAAGGTTTTATTTCAAAACATGTTTGTAAACATATATATTAAACAGCCTTTCTTCTCACACTGAATAGGTCTTGTATTTCTTCCACAGATTTGTTTAGAGCGTTAAATCGCCTTTGCAAATCCTCAAATTGCGCTTCATACATAACTACTGTCGTTTCATACATTCTCTTCCAGTATTCAGCAGTTTCCGGAGATGGAAAATCTTCTACGTCGACTGTAGACAATCCATTTAATTCTATTCTATCTTCAAGAAACATATTGCCTTCGCCTACAAGAATGTAATTTGCATTGACCTTATATATTTCACATAGTGCGACTATTTTATCTATAGACGCGTTTTGCTTTCCTGTAGAAATTTTCGATTTTAAATCTCTATTAATACCTAATTTTTCCTCAAGCTCTATATTACTTAAATTCAGAGCCTTAACAACATTCATAAATCTTTCTGAACGTAACAAATCATTATCTTTATCCATATATATATTTTTTAAATTACAATTCTTTGTGTATATAAAATATATACATATCTTTGTACACGTAACAAGTAGCAGTTGTTCGATTGACATTGTTTATACTTACCCCTTTCGGGATAATTATATGAGATGAATCCTGTGATAGCTGCTACCTATTACGGGATTCATTCTTTATATAAAATACAATCGGTCAATGGACATACTTAATATACCAATAGATATAATCAAAAGATACAAGGCAAGCAAGGCTGAAAAAGAATTGCTTGCCTTTGCTATTGGTATCAAGTGTCTGTATTCAAATTCTGTACTTACCGATGTAACCCCTTATAAAGTGATGAAACTGTTTCATGTTTCTCACGATAAAGCCAAACGCCTTATTAACGGAGCGTTAAACGACAGTTTTCTGTTTTCCGTAAAAGGAGGCAGCTTTCTTGCAAACACTTTTAAAAGCAAGGAAATCAAAAGGTCAATAGGGCGTACGCCTTTTATTTACACCTCTGATTATTGCTATAAACTGAATAAGAAGGAATATTCAATTCGCATGCTTGTGCATGAGCTGAATTGTATTATGCTTCTTTGTGCAGTCAATTCTATTGATAGAGACAACTTTCCGCAGAGTAACGGGAAACCGAAACAAAAACGTTGTGCCCTTACCAAGGATTTGACTTTGCGCAAACTTGGAAATATATCCGGTTCAAGCAAAAGTACCGCACACAGACTGATGAATGAAATGTTCCGAAACGGAGTAATCTCCAAGACAAGGGCGCACGGGGAAATGGTTATCCATACCGTGAATGCCAACACCGTTGAGGAGTGGCGCAAAAGAACGGGAAGGAAACATTTTATCTATAACCCCAAAGACGGAAGCGGATGGATTGTCATTCCTTGTTCTTACTCTATATGCGACAGAGGGACTACCGAGAAATATAAGCACGTTATTTATAATCACAAGAAGCGTGTTGAATCATCAAATCTCAAAGTGTCCAAGCATCCTGTTTATGAAAATCCGTTTGATAATCCCATTAACGCTGCTTATTTATGATATTTCTATTTTGGGAACATATATTATTTACAGAGAGAATGGGATTACATGGCGTATATAAATACATACGTGCGTGATAATTTAATATATAAAATACCAAGACAATGAGTAAATATATAGCATATACAGACGGAGGATGTCAAAACACATCAGTGTATGGAGAGGGAGGTTCAGCCTATCTGATAATCCATAGGGGAGAAGTTGTAAAAACCGCTTCAAAGGGCTTTCTTTATACGACCAATAACCGTATGGAAATGCTTGCTATCATAAGCGCTGTTTGTTCCGTCCCCGAAGGTTCTGATCTAACCGTGTATTCAGACAGCAAATATGCAATCAACGTCTTTTCCGGTATTTGGAAGCCGAAGAAAAACAGAGATTTGATAATCAAATACAACGAACGGGTAAAGACACTTAGCTCTGTATGTTTTCGCTGGGTAAAAGGACATAATGGAGACAAATACAATGAAATGGTTGACTCCATGTGTACAAACTCCATGAATGATATAGTCCGATTACACAACCTTCCAAATGACAGGTTTAAAAAAGTGAAAGTACAGCTATCCTTTAAATTTGAATAACAACCAATTGTACAATAAATCAAAGAACTAAGTTGTTACAAAGCTTCGTTACAAAAAATAATCTAAACTATAATTCTTAAAATAAATTCTTTCAGAGCTACAGTCTTCTCTTTTATCACTTATATATCTATATACAATAGTAACAGACTCAAAGCCTCAATAGTTAAATAATGTTTTGCGTATATATTTTATATGCAAACTCTTTGCGCATATAAAATATATACATATCTTTGCATCGTCAATCAGTTAATTAATTAACCGATGCAAAGTTAATGTTTATGGATAATATAATCATAAAAAAAAGAAGAAAAAGCATACCTAAATTAGTGAAAGTCAGAGAAACCCTGCTTTCGATTAGAGTTGGAGATACGGAGATATTTAAAAATCCTCCAATGAACTATAACAGTATAAAAGTTACTGCCTCAAATCTAAAAAAAGAAGGTGTAGCCTCTTTTAAATTAGAAAAAGAAAAGGTAAAGGCGGGGAAAGAATCCAAATATTTTAAAGTAACCAGAAAAGAATAAGGAGATAAAGCTATGGATATTCGGGAAATAATGAGAAGCAACTCTTCCAGCCAACAGTTTTTCTTAGTTAATGCACAGGACTTGAAGAATGCAATAGATGCATCAATCCAGCAGGTTATACAAGAGTTAAATGAGGATGTATCGAAAAGTAACAACGACAATCTTGTACCTCTTAAGGAAGTTGCAGAAACCCTAAACGTATCCCGATGCACATTGAATCGTTGGAATAAAGACGGGTATCTCGTCCCTATCAAAATAGGTAGAAAGGTTTTCTACCGCCAAAACGATATAAATAAAATAAGATAGAAACATTAAATCATCTTTAATATGAAAACCTACGATTTAAACAGAGCCTCTCGGCTTGCTATTCGGATTGCTCTAATAATAGCAATCATGGCGGGATGTATATACAGCAGCCGTGTAGAATACAACGATGATGTATTATCTGGCATGAGTTCCGATAAGTATGACTTCATCAGAAGCCGGATAAACGACAGCTCACGGTCGGCGGTAGTATCTGAATATATGAACAACAAGCAGTATTACGACAGCCTTGACTATTAAAACCGCGTTGTGTGAACAACGCTCCTTCCTCTTAGCTCAGCCAGGCAGAGCATCGCTATGGTTACTTGTTCGAAGGTTTAGTATCCGGTAATTTCCGGTTAGCGAAGGTCGCACGTTCGAGTCGTGCAGAGGGAGCAAAATATAGTATTTGAGCTTTGCTCATAAATCGTTCATTGGTTTATTGATGTAGATATTAAGAATATAAGTCTTTATTGAAACTGTATTCTTATTCTAATATTAATCAAGGAATTACGGATAGCGGAAACGCGGGGACTCCGTATAGGCTTGGTTATCGTGATTGTTTCTTTGCACCGAAATGTCCTACGGTAGAGAGTATGCGGTTTGGGCGCCCGTATCGCAAGAGACAAAGGTCATAAAGACAACATAAGCGTCCGATACAGTCTTAAATCGGTATAAAGTATGCGGTGGTAATGAAAGGCGCCCGTACACGCTTATTATCTATAATCCCGTGGCTCACCCTAAGGCGAGTGGTAAGGCTTAACATCGGAACGCTCACGGGAACGATAAAACAGATAGTACTCATTTTAAAAAACAAGCAATATGAAAAAAATTACAGAAATGACCGAGCAAGAAATCCTTGCATTAACGGATGAAGATGTACAGAAAATGATAAAACTCCGGATGATGGAGGAAGGCATTAAAATCATGGATAGGCCGCAGGCTCCTGAACTGTTTGATATTGAACCGGGTGATTTGAAAGTTTTCACCATTCCATTTCTTGGAGATTTTGCTTTTACAAGCATAGAAGAAGCGAATGCGGTTGCAGAAGCATTGCGAAATGCAAAAACTCTGCGTAAGGTTGAATATGATTGGAGTAAAACAGGAAGTGATTATAAGTATCTTGTCAAGAAAGAGAAATATTCTTATTCCAACAGCCCCGATTTCTCTGTCAATTCAGATTTTGTGTATTCCCAAGAACTCTATACCAAAATTTCCGGTTTTTTGGCGCAGAACAAGGTACTGAAAGAGCAAGCCCAGAAAGACAAAGAGGAATATGATGTGCAGTTAGGCGAAGCTTCGGAAATTATTTCGGAAATACACAGCCGACTTAAAGAAGTCAAGGCAAAATACAAGAGATTAGAATGGTTAGTTTACAAATTTGCTTCCGACTACTATCCGCTTTCTGATAACAACGAGGACATGGCAATAAAATTCATGGATAAAGCGTATTCCTTAAATTATGAAGAAAAAGAGTATATCTTATCAGAATATAGTAAGTACGATAACCCCGTGGAGGCATAACCTTGCATTAGGAGTTAATTAGAGTATTTTTCAAATCCCGTCCACGTGCTGGCCGGGAAACACTGCGACATGGCGGAATGGTAGACGCAGCACTCTATGATAGGAATGTCAAACCTTAGATGTGTGGAGCTTGACAACTCGTCCCGGTTCGAGTCCGGGTGTCGCAACATCTTCACTACAGATGAAGTATTTGTTTAGTCGTAGCCGGGCGGTCTGTGAAGATAGTCCGGTTTTTTTATTGAAAACTCATTAATAACAATCATATGAAAACATTACAATTAAGTGAACAAAAAGCCCGTGAACTATATCGGAGCGGTTCAAAAGAATTAAAAACAGTATTGGAAGAATCTTTTGGAAAGGATTTCTTTTCACAAGACGTTACAGAAAGAGTGAAAACCTACCTTGATGCTTGCCACGAGTTGGGAAGGGAACCACTCGATGAGAAAAAGCTATTGGAGTTAGGCTTGACGGAACACGATATTGCTTATCAAAAGCTGGCTATCGTTACGGAAGCTCTGAATGAAGGCTGGAAAGCAGACTGGGATAACTCGGATGAGAACAAGTATTATCCCTATTTCATTATGTCTCCTTCCTCTTTCGCTTTCTGCGGTTCGGGTTACGTTAATGCGTGTGCGTTTGCGGGTAGCGGGTCTCGCCTTTGTTATAAAACACGCGAACTTGCGGAATATTCGGCAAAACAATTTATTGACATTTGGAAAGACATCCAGATAGGATAAGCATACAAAGGTCGTCTGCCCTTGTCTCCTTTCTCTTAAAAATAAATTATGGAACAAGAAATTTGGAAAGATATAATTGGATATGAAGGGATATATCAAATATCCAGTTTAGGTAGAGTAAAATCTGTGAGCAGATATGTAAACCATATAAATGGAGTAAGACATGTTCATAGTAAAATTTTAAAGCCTAATAGTTGTTCTCTTTATTTAAATATTAGTCTTAGTAGAAAATGTGTAATGAATAGATTCACTATACATAGGCTTGTAGCTAAAGCTTTTATTCCTAACCCTAATAATCTTCCACAAGTTAATCATAGAGACGGTAATAAATTTAATAATAAAGTAGAAAATCTTGAATGGTGTTCTTCCTCTGATAATCAAAAACACGCATATAGAATTGGGTTAAAAAAAACTCCTAATTTAGGCAGATTCGGCAGTCTAAATCATTCATCTAAAGTTATAATACAATATAGTTTAACAGGAGTGCCAATTCAAGAATACGGAAGCACAAGAGAGGCTTCCAGAGTTACTAAAATAAATCAAGGAACTATAGCAGCATGCGCAAGAGGGGAAAGAGCATCAGCCGGTTCTTATAAATGGAGATATAAATAACCAAATTCAGCCGCAGAAAAGGTCAGTGCTATTACCGTACTAAAAGCCGTGAGAGAAGCGAAGTGCGCACCGCTTCCCTTTAACCTTGTACGGGCGGTTAAAAAAATTATTTATGGAAAATAAAGTGAAACAGTCTTCAAAGAATAAAGAGGAAAACCTCTTGAACGAAGATAGAAAAGCCTCTAATAAAAGGCTGAAACAATATTCCGCTCGTATTTCATTGGGATATACAGAAAAGAGCTTGGAAGAAGAAAGAACCAACATCTGCCTTAGTCAAGGCTTATCAAGGAATTGTTGAATTTAAAATTATATATTATGCCACTTATTAAAAAAGCAAACGAATTGGTAATACCGACTACTATCAAAATGATGGTATACGGTCAAGCGGGTATGAGAAAAACAACAACCGCTTTGAGTGCCCCCAAACCTTTATTACTGGACTTCGATAACGGTGTGAAGCGTGTGAACATGTCCCACTTGGATGGAGTTGATATTGTACAGATAACATCGTGGACGGACGTCCAGCAGGTTCTGCAAGAAGATTTGTCCAGTTATCAGACAATAGTAATAGACACCATCGGCAAGATGATGGATTATATCATTTCTTACAAATGCGGCACAAGGCAACCACAGATAAGAGATTGGGGTGTCATTAACCAAGAGTTTAGCGGATTTGTACGTAATTTATCCAATTTGAACAAAAACATCATCTTCGTTGCCCACCGTGATACACGGAAAGAAGGTGACGATACAGTATTTATTCCGGCTTTGCGTGAGAAGTCCTACAACTCTATTGTTACCGAACTTGACTTATTGGGCTACATGGAAGCCAAGAACGAGAATGGTAGAGTTAAGTGTACAATCACTTTTGACCCGACCAACAGAAATGACGGAAAGAACACCTGTAACCTGCCAAGTGTGATGGAAGTTCCCACAAATTTGGATGCCAACGGTAATCCGACTGCAAAGAATGATTTTATCACCACACAAGTGATTAATCCTTATCTTGCAATGCTGCAAGTAAAGAAAGCCGAGATTGACAAATACAACAAGGTGATAGAGGAAATCAAAGAAAGTATCGAATTTATAACTGATGCTAAGTCCGCTAATGAGTTCGCCTCTCATATTAATGAGTTTGAACACGTTGGTAGTTCTTTGATGATGGCGAGAAGTTTGTTTGCTGCAAAGGTAAAG